CTGTATCGGGTTGGGCCGGGCAAGGGTCCGCACATCGCCGAATTGATCTGCGCCAACTGCCATGGCGGCCGCCGCTGGCTCAGCAAGGCAGACGCCTCGGCCATGGGGATTGCGGCATGACCCTCTCGCTGCGCCCCTATCAGCGCGCCGCGATCGAGGCGCTGTATGACTACTTTGCCGCGAGCGCAGGCAACCCGCTGGTTGTGATGCCGACCGGCACCGGCAAGAGCCTCTGCATCGCCGGCTTCACCCGCGAAGCCATCGCCGCCTATGGCGACACCCGTGTGCTGATCCTCACCCACGTGAAGGAGCTGATCCAACAGAACTTCATGGCGCTGCTCCGCGCCTGGCCGGAGGCGCCGGCCGGCATCTACTCGGCCGGCCTGTCGCGCCGCGACATCCACGCGCAGATCCTGTTCGCTGGCATTCAGTCGATCCATCGCCACGCGCGCCAGGTGCAGCGTTGCGACCTGGTGCTGATCGACGAGGCGCATTTGCTCGGCCGCGGCGACAGCGGCATGTACCGCTCCTTCCTCACCCAGTTGAATGAGATCAATGCTGGCCTGCTGAAGGTGGTGGGGTTCACCGCCACGCCCTACCGGCTCGACAGCGGCATGCTGCACGAGGGCAAGGACCGGCTGTTCACCGACATCGCCTACCAGGTGCCGGTGCTGGAGATGATCCAGCAGGGCTATCTCTGCCCGGTCGTCCCCAAGCAGACCACGACACAATTGGACGTCGGCGGCGTTGGCACGCGCGGTGGCGAATTCATCGCCAAGGACCTCGAGGCAGCGGTGGACCGTGACGAGGTCACACGCGCCGCGGTGGCGGAGATCGTCCAGCATGGGCAGGGCCGCGGCTCCTGGCTGGTGTTCTGCTCCGGCGTGGCGCACGCGCGGCACGTCCGCGACGCGATCCGCGAGCATGGCGTCCCGGCCGAGACCGTCACCGGCGACACGCCGGGCCCGGAACGCGATGGCATCCTGGCGGCCTTCAAGGCGGGGCGCCTGCGCTGCGTCACCAACGCCAATGTGCTGACCACCGGCTTCGACGCACCTGGCACCGACCTGATCGCATTGCTCCGCCCCACCAAGAGCGTCGGCCTCTACGTCCAGATGGTGGGCCGCGGCACGCGGCTGGCCGAGGGCAAGGACGACTGCCTGGTGCTGGACTTCGCCGGCAACACCGCGCGCCACGGCCCGATCGACACCGTGGATGGCCGGAAGAAGGAGCCTGCTGGCGACGGCGATGCGCCCATCAAGGTCTGCCCCGCCTGCCAGACCATCAACCATGCCAGCGTGCGTCACTGCATCGAGTGCGACCACGAGTTCCCGCCGCCGGTGGTGAAGGTGGCACCTCAGGCGGCGTCGAACGCGCTGCTCTCGACGCAGCAGCATGCTGCCTGGTGCGATGTCACCGGCATCACCTATGCGCGCCATGACAAGCCCGGCAAGCCGGTCTCGCTGCGCGTAACCTATGAATGCGGCCTGGCGCGGCACAGCGAATGGGTGTGCTTTGAGCACACGGGCTTTCCGCGCGACAAAGCGGTGGGCTGGTGGCGGCGGCGTGCTGGCAATCTCCCGCCCCCTTCGACGGTCAATGAGGCGCTGGAGCAGCTTGACCAGTTGCGTCGTCCAATCGCGATTCAGGTGCGGCCTGCGGGCCAGTACACCGAAATCGCCGCCGCGAGGTTCGTGTGAGATGCGCCGCATGTCGCCTCCGCACCGCCCGCGGCTTCGGCTGGTTCGATCCGCGCGTGCGGACCTCCGGGCCGCTGCCCGCCTGTTCCATGCGCTGCATGAACGCGCTCTGCCGGAGGTGGGGCGTGATTGATCCCGACGAGCACGAGACCGCCGCCATCGCGGCCGCCAGCCCCATGGCGGGCGAGTACCTGGAGAGCATCGGGAAGACCGACCTTGCGGTGCTGACCGAGGCGGAATGGCTGACGCTGTTGGAGGTGATCATCACCGCCTACCAGGACGAGTTGGCGCGGCGGTTGGATCAGGGGCGGCATCCGGCACCACCGCTCGCGGCGAGTGGCCGGCCATGAGCGGCGTCACCTCGGCCCGAGAGGTCGCGCGCCGCCTCGGACTCTCGCACACCGCCATCCAGAACGCCGAACGCGCTGGACGCATCGCGCGGGAGCCGAATGGCGCCTGGGACATCGAAAAGGTCCGGGCCGGCCTCGCGACCAAGAGCGCTCCGGCACCGCGCAAGCCGTATGGTCCACGCGCGAAGCAGCCGCCCTGGGCGAGGACGGCTCATCATGTCGGCGAACTCGCGGCTAACATTCGGGGCCCCGCGCGCGGGATCCATGCCGAATTGGAGAGGGCGCGACAGGCGCTCCAGCGCGCTGCCGAGCAGATTGCGGCCCTCTATCCCGAAATCCTGCGCCTGGAGCGCGCCTGCGACGCAGCCATTGCCGCACAGGAGCGTGGCAGCGAATGACGGATGCTCCCTCCTTCATGGCCGATTACGGCGAGCGCCTGCTCGACAACGGCTACTCGGTCATTCCCATCATGCCGGGCAGCAAGGTCCCGGGCCAGTTCCGCGGCGGGGAATGGTCGCCCTATCCAGACTGGAGCCGGCATTGCGATCGGCCAACGAAACCGTTCGAGGTCGATATCTGGCGGCGTTGGCCCGGCTGCGGCATCGGCATCGCCACCGGCGCGGTGGTGGGCATCGACATCGACATCCTGGAGGGGGCACTGGCGATCCAACTCGCCGAGCTCGCCACGTCCATGCTCGGCGACACGCCCTGCCTGCGCATCGGCCGTGCCCCGAAACGGCTGCTGGTCTATCGCACCGAAACCCCCTTTGCCGGCCGCAAGCGCCATCCGCTGGAGCTGCTGGCGCGCGGCCAGCAGTTCGTCGCCTACGCCATCCATCCCGACACGGGGCGACCGTACGAGTGGCCCGAGGACAGCCTGGTGGAGCTGCCGCTCTCGCGCCTGCCGTTGGTGGACGAGGCAGGCTGTGCAGCCTTCCTGGACGCTGCATGGCGGCTCGTGCCCGATGAGGTCCGGGTCAACTCGATCCTGGCGGACGCGCCGACCAGCACCTGGCGCGGCCCCAGCGATCCGAAAGGCACGCGCGATGCCATCGCGGCGGCACTTGCCTGGCTGCCTAACCAGGACCTGCCGGGAAACGAATGGATCACCGTCGGCGCCGCCATCAAGGCCGCACTCGGCGAGGACGGCCAGGACATCTGGCTCGACTGGTCGCGTCAGTCCAGCAAGTCGGGGCAATCGGGAAAGACCGACACCCCCGAGCGGCGCTGGGCGTCGCTGCGGCCGCACAGTGTCGGTGCCGGGAAGATCTACTGGCTCGCCGAGCGGCGTGGCTGGGTGCCGGACCCCGCGTTGACGCTGAACGGCACAGCAGCCGAACAGGCAGCCCAACCACACCCTGCTGCGGGGCTCCTGGCCAAGATGGCTGCCACGCCGCTGCCGCCATCCCCGCCGCCGAAGCCCTATCGTGTACCGCCGGAACTCCTGCAAATCGACGGCGCGCTAAAACTGTTCGTCGACTACGCGACGGCCAGCGCCGTCAGCCCGCAGCGCTTCCTCTCGCTCGGTGCCGCCATCTGCCTGGTCGGCGCGATCGCCGGGCGCCGCTATCGCACGCCGACCGACTTGCGCAGCAACGTCTACGCCATCGGCATCGCCGACAGTGGCGGCGGCAAGGACCATGCACGGCGCTGCGCGAAACGCGCGATCTATGCGGCGGGCCTCGACCGCTATCTCGGGGGCGAGGATCTCGCCTCCTCGGCAGGGCTGCTCACCTCGCTGCAGCGGCATCCGGCACGCCTGTTCCAGGTCGATGAGTTCGGCCAGTTTATCAAGCTCGTCCTGAACGCGCGCGCGCCCGCCCACAAGGCAGCGATCTGGTCGGAACTGACCAAGCTCTACACCTCGGCTGCCGAGCCATACATCGGCGCCGAATATGCCGACCAGAAGGCGCGGCCACGGGTCACCATTGAGCAGCCCTGTGCCTGCATTTGGGGCGTCACCGTGCCCGGTCCATTCTGGTCGGCGCTGGAGGGAGGTGCTCTGGCCGACGGCTCCATCGCGCGCTTTCTGGTGTTCCTGACCGACGAGGACTACCCGGAACGCAACGAGACGCCGGCGGCGATGGATCCGCCGCCTGATCTGGTCGCGGCGCTGCAAGGGATTGCACGCGGCGTTCCAGGCCACAGCCATGGCGGCAACATCGCCGATGCCATGGAATCCTCAGCGCCGATCCACGCCTACACCGTGCCACTCACCGTGGACGCCGACGCCGCCATGGCTGCCGTGCGGCGGGAGGCGACTGCCCTCCTGCGTACCCACCGCGGCACCTACGCCACTGCGCTGTTCGGCCGGTACGCGGAGAACACCGCCAAGCTGGCGATGATCGCCGCCGTCAGCCGTGATCCAGCAAAACCGGTGACCGAGGCACGCGACGTCACCTGGGCGTCGGCGCTGGTCGAGCACTGCATCGGCACGCTGCTCCGCGAGGCCGATCGGCGCGTCGCGGACAACAACACCGAGGCGAACCACAAACGCGTCCTGGAGATCATCCGGACCGCTGGAGAAATCAGCCGCAACGCGCTCGTTCGCAAGACCCAGTTCCTGTCGAAGCGTGAGCGCGAGGAAATCTTCGACGCGCTGGTCGAAGCCGAACTGGTCGCGCGCAGCATGAAGCCGACCGGCACCAAGCCGCTGATGCTGTTCTCTGCGCGCAGCACACCTGAGGCGACTGGCGGCAAGGAGGCTGCAGCTTGACGCAACCGATTCATCACGCGGCACGACGACCGCCAAAGGCAGGCCAAAGGCCGGTTCGACCCGCATACGTCAAAACGTCAAAACATCACGCGGGCGCACACGGGCAGTCATGGGTCGCGCGTGTACGGGGAGAGAGACCCCTTGATGAATTGATATATTGATGATTCTCCCAATAGACCCCCCTGGGTACGTGCGCGCGCGCGGAGATCGTGACCTCCCCCCACCCCAGGAATCGAGAAACCTCCCAGGTGGCCCGCTGTCGCCACGGTCCAGTCTCGATCGCGGAGCGCGCAGCGCCATCACCTCATCCGAGATGGAGATGCTGCGCCGCCGCGTCTGGCAGCAGCAGGGCGTCGTCTCGCTGCACCTCGAAGACATCACCGATCCCTGGCTGCGCCAGGCACTTATCAACGAAGCCACGCGGCGCTGGGGGCCGCGCAATGGGGAGCACAACCATGGCCGGTAAGCGGAAGTCCAAGCGCACAGCACAGCCGCGCGACGATCTGTCGCGGCCCACCAAGTGGCGCCTGCAGCATGGTGCGTTCAGCGACTTGCAGCGCGACGCCGATCCGCAGACCGGCACGCCCGTGGCGCACCGCCGCGCCATCGACACGCTGGGCACCATGCTGGCCAACGGCACCATCACCGATGGCATGCACGACGCCGGCGTGCGGTTTCGCAGTCAGTTCCGCGCAGCGGCGCTGGATGCGCTGACCGCCATGCCCATGCTGCGCGTGCCAGGGGGCACCGGTGATCCGCTGGTGGAGCGGCAGCTGGCGGCGCGCGACAGGGTCGCTGCCGTCATGGGCGTGCTGGGTGGCCCAGACAGCGCCGCCGGCAGCTGCATCTGGCACGTCGTGGGGCTGGAATGGTCCGTGCGCGAATGGGCCATGCGGCAGGGCTGGGGCGGGCGCAGCGTGCCCGCATCGCAGGCCCAGGGCATGCTGGTCAGCGCGCTCTGCGTGCTCGCGGGACACTACAGGCTGGGCGCGCCAGGGCAGGCGGCATAGGGCGCCCGTGACATCATGGCACCAGCGAAAACAAAGGAAGCGCTGCGCAAGAATGTCGTGGTGCACGGCGAAACCCACATCGGCTATCATCTCGATAGTCGCGATAGATGCGGCCGCAGGCGGTGGCTCCCCAGCCACGCTGCAAGCAGGATCGGACTGCAAAGCGCGAGGCCATGGTTCCTTCCGGGCGATGGTGTATGCGGGGAGCGGACGCGCGATAGGTCGCTAGCGCCAGCCTGAAAATATGGTTCGCAGTTCGCACTATTCGCGTGTGATTTCAGCACCCTAGGTGCGAACCATAGGCCGCGAGGTTCGCACCCCGCGCCCGCATAGTTCGCACGTGTTCCGCGTGATTTCAGACTCTTGGGTGCGAACCATGGTTCGCGCGTCCCCCAGCCTGGATGGTGCCGATGCCGCTTCCGTGGATGGCAGCGAAGATCGTGCTGCGTCCGGTGGCGGAGCTGCGCCCGCACACTGGCAATGCACGCGTGCACAGCGCCTCGCAGCTGGACCAGATCAAGGCCAGCATGGTGGCCTTCGGCTTCACCAACCCGCTGCTGGTCGACGAGGCGGGCGTGCTGATCGCGGGCCATGGTCGGCTGGAGGCCGCGACGGCGCTGGGCATCGACAAGGTGCCGGTGATTGTCCTGCGGCATCTGTCCGGCTCGCAGAAGGAGGCGTTGCGCCTCGCTGACAACCGCATCGCGGAGAACGCGACCTGGGACCAGGCGCTGCTGCGCGATGCCTTGGCCAGCGTGCAGGCGGCGGGCGAGATCGACGTCGTGGCGCTGGGCTTCTCGGCGGAGGAACTGGCCGCGATTCTGACGGCTGCGGACGAGGCCGTCATTGATGGCGAACCGCCCCAGGATGCGAACCAGCCCTCAGCGGACGGGGCGGCGGATGGCGGCCATGTGGCCGAGACCGCCCCCGACCCCGCGGACGCCGAACCCGACGCGCCGCGCCAGGCCGTCACACGGCCCGGCGACATGTGGCTCAAGGGCGAGCACCGCCTGCTCTGCGGTGACAGCACGGATGCGGCCACGGTCGCGCGCGTGATGGGGACGGACCGCGCGGCACTGCTGTTCACCAGCCCGCCCTACTGCAACCAACGAGACTACACCACCGGCGGCGTGTCCGACTGGGATGCGCTGATGCAGGGCGTGTTCCAGCATCTCGATCTGGCCATGCAGCCCGCCGGCCAGGTGGTGGTGAACCTCGGCCTGATCCACCGCGACGGCGAGTGGATGCCGTACTGGTCCGCCTGGCTCGATGTCATGCGCGGCCACGGCTGGCGGCGCTTTGGCCTCTACGCCTGGGACCAAGGCCCCGGCCTGCCCGGCGACTGGAACGGCCGGCTCTCGCCCGCTTTCGAGTTCCTGTTCCACTTCAATCGGGAAAGCCGCCGCCCGAACAAGATCATCCCCTGCCGCTGGGCCGGGCACATCAACTCGGAGAAGGGCGGCTTGCGGGCCAAGGACGGCACGGTGGGCGAATGGCAGCACGCCGGCCAGGGCGTGCAGGAAACCCGGATCCCCGACAGCGTGCTGCGGATCACCCGCCACAAGGCCCGCGGCATCGAGACCGAGCACCCGGCGGTTTTCCCTGTCGCGCTGCCGGATTTCCTGATGCGGGCCTATGCTGACGAGGGTGACGTGGTGTTCGAGCCATTTGCCGGCGCCGGCACCACCATCATCGCGGGCCAGCGCACCGGCCGCCGCGTGCGCGCCATCGAGCTGGCACCCGCCTATGTCGACCTGGCCATCGCGCGGTGGCGCATGCTGCATCCGGATCTGCCGGTCACGCTGGCTGACGATGGCCGGGACTATGATGCCGTGGCAGAAGCGCGCGCGGAGGCGATGGCCGATGCAGCCTGATCTCCAGGTGACGGTGCTGCCGGTTGCATCCCTCACCCCGTATGCCGAGAACGCGCGGACGCATTCCGACGCCCAAGTGGCGCAGATCGCCGCCTCCATCCAGCAATTCGGGTTCGTGAACCCGGTGCTGGTCGATGCCCAGGGCGTGCTGATCGCGGGTCACAGCCGGGTGATGGCCGCCAAGCGGCTGGGCCTCGCCTCGGTGCCGGCCCTGCGGCTCGGCCATCTGTCGCCGGCGCAGGCCCGCGCGCTGCGCCTGGCCGACAACCAGATCGCACTGAACTCCGGCTGGGACGAGGCGCTGCTGGCCAGCGAGATCGCCCGCATCCGCGACGAGGCAGTCGTCGACCTGGACGTGCTGGGCTTCTCCGCAGAGTCGCTCGAGCAGTTGCTTGCGCAGGTCAACCAGGGTGCAGAAACCGGCGTGCTGATGGGCGACGAGGATGCCCTGGCGCCGGAGCCGCCTGCGCGTCCCGTGTGCAAGCCCGGCGACCTGTGGTGCCTCGGCCGACATCGGCTGCTCTGCGGGGATGCCACCGATCCCAGCACTGTCGCGCGGCTGCTCGGCTCCACCAAGCCGCATCTCATGATCACGGACCCGCCCTACGGGGTGAACTACGATCCTGCGTGGCGCAACGAAGCCGGCGTGTCGGAGACAATGCGCACCGGCAAGGTCGCCAACGACGATCGCGCCGACTGGCGTGCGGCTTGGGCGTTGTTCCCCGGCGATGTCGCCTATGTCTGGCATGCCGGCGTGCACGCCCGCACGGTGATCGAGAGCCTGGAAGCGTCCGGCTTCGTGGTCCGCAGCCAGATCGTCTGGGCCAAGCCGCGCCTCGTGCTCGGCCGCGGCGACTATCACTGGCAGCATGAGCCGTGCCTCTACGCGGTGCGCAAGGGCGCCACCGGTCACTGGCAGGGCGCACGCGACCAGACCACGCTGTGGTCAATCGGTGTCGGCCCCGAGGATCTTGCCACCGTCCACGGCACGCAGAAACCGGTGGAGTGCATCCGGCGCCCGATCCTCAACAACAGCGAGGTCGGCGACACGATCTATGAGCCGTTCTGCGGCAGTGGCACCGCCATCATCGCCGCCGAGACCACGGGGCGGCTTTGCCTCGCGATGGAGATCGATTCGGCCTACTGCGACGTCACCATCCAGCGCTGGCAAGCAATGCTGGCCGAGCCGGCCGTGCTGGACGGTGAGGATCGCACGTTTGCGGACATCAGCGCCGCGCGCGGCTTGCCCGATCATGATGTGATCGAGAGCGACCGCACTTAGCAATTCCATACGCGCGGGATTCGCTTGGCTCTGCCCGGCCACAGCGCGAATTGTCCGTCACGCGCAGAGGACTGCGCAGCACATGACGGAGACCACGATGACCGACCGAGAAACCCGCGCCGCCAAGAACCAGCAGAAGAGCCTGGAAGCCTTCATCGCCAAGAAGGCCGAGTTCGATGCCCTGCTGGCCGACCTGCAGCAGATGAGCGCGGACCACTTCGGCGCCGACCCCGAGGCGGTGCTTTGGGGCAACGTCGGCGACCTGGCGCACTGGAACAGCCGGCTCCGCGAGGTGACGGACGCCTACTTCAAGCGCGGCGAATACGCAGCCTGATCGTCGCCTCGCGCCGCGCCCGCCCCGACCGGCAGGACCGGCGGGGCTCCCGGCAGTAGGGGGCCGATGGTCGG